ACGTTCTCACCCGTGGACAGCGGGTTTGGGCGCTAAGCTCCTCAAGGGAGGGGTTGGCCCAAGAAGCCGCCGCACTTTAGTGCGGGCGGAGTGTCACCGGTTTCCGACCTCCGGAAGTCGAGCCCGTTCCCCGCTGGAAAACAGGCGGTTTGAAGCGTGACAGCGATCGATGGCTGGAGAGGAAAAGTATGCAGAGAACCAGGAGCCGCCCCCTTCCACCACCTGGACGAGTGCAATCGATTGGATCTATCGGTGGATTCACCTCCTGTCCCTTCCTCTGTCGGGAATCACGGCTCATAATGAAAGAAATCCCCGGCTGCTGGTGGGTGTAGCTGGGGGCTCCCGATGAGCGGTGGTCGCACAGGCAGCCGCCGCTGACTTCGAGACGCCGGAGGAGACGCGGACGATGTCACGCAAGCAGAGCACGGCCGAAGAGACGCTGCAGCGGTGGGCCGACGAGCAAGCCGCGGAGGACCGCGACCAGTCAAAACGGGATCGGTTTCGCTTCCGCGCGATGGAGCTGGAACGAGCCTTCCTCGCGGTCCGGGGTGGCCTGCCCGACACGGGCGACGACCGAGCGGATGCCTTCGCCTTCGCCAAGCAGCTGGGGCGGGTCGGACGGGTGGTGCAGGATAACCCCTGTCTGGTGCACTGCCTGCCGAATCAAATCGAGGCGGAGGTGGACAGCCCGAAAGCCTATGCGCTGACCGTGCTGGCGGAAGCCGCGACAGGTCACGTAGCGGAGGCCGCCGGAATGCTGCTCAACTCGTGGCACGCATCCAAACCGAAACATTGCGAGGTGCTCTACTGGCTGACGGGGGGGCTGGAAGCGATCCTCCGGGGCCGGGACAAGCCGGCCGCGCAGGCGACTGCCGGGGACGCTCCGCTGTCACCCCTGCCACCGCTGCCCCCAGCGGAAGGCACGGACAGGCGGGATGCCGCAGGCACGTTGGCTGCCCCAGGGGGCAACCGGCCGGTGTCCTCGACTACGCCCGCAGCCCCCCAGAAGCCTCCGCCAGCCGATGGACCCCTGGATGACGACTGCGTGGCCTGGGCTGGAGCATCCTACCGTATCCCGCACTTGCAATGGCTGTTGCTCAAAACGCTCTGGAACAAGCCCCAGGGGGTGCGCACGGGGCGGGTGCTGCAGGCGGTATACGGACAGGACGACGGCGAAGCCCGCCTGAAGGCGTTGGCCCATGACCTCAAAGTGACACTGAAGAAGCACCAGATACCGTACCTGCCGTCCTGCCACAGTGAACGGTGGCGGCTGGTCGCACGAGACACTTCTCACCACGCCTGAAGCAAGCCAAAGCAACTCCGAGCAACCGGGAAGCAACCTGACCTCTGCTAAGCTTGTCCTCCAGACGAAGTTCCGGGGGGCATCACGATGCCAGCTAGGCTTCCCGTCGAGCCACGACCCTGCTTTCCGTCCCGTAGTCATCGGCGCGGCGCCGAGACTGCGCCGGCCGCCTCCGGAACGCCTCACCGAGGAGTGACCCATGCAGGTCGAGGAGCGTCCGATCAGCAGCATCCGGCCTTATGAGAACAACCCGCGTCACAATGACGCTGCCGTGGAAGCCGTTGCCGTGTCGATCCGGGAGTTCGGCTTCCGCCAGCCGCTCGTTGTGGACGAGCTCGATGTCATCATTGTCGGCCACACGAGGTACCGAGCGGCCCTCCAGTTGGGACTGAAAACCGTCCCGGTCCATGTCGCCGTCGGGTTGACACCAGCCCAGGCCAAGGCCTATCGCTTGGCTGACAACCAGACCGCAACGCTGTCCCGGTGGGATGACGACAAGCTAGTCCAGGAGCTGGGCAGGCTGCAAGAGTTGAACTTCAATCTCAACCTCACCGGCTTCTCCGCGGACGCGCTGTCCGCCCTGCTGGCTCCGCTGCCGACCGAGGGGCTGACCGACCCCGATGCCGTGCCCGAGCTGCCCGACGCGCCGATCACCCGGTCCGGCGACCTGTGGCTGCTGGGGCGGCATCGCCTGTTGTGCGGAGACGCCGGCAAGGCCGAGGACGTCGACCGCCTGCTCGACGGCGCCTCGATCCACCTGGTCCATACGGACCCGCCTTACAATGTCCAAGTCGAGCCACGCAGCGGCAACGCCATCGCCGCCGGCCTCAGCTCCTTCGTGGCGGCCCAACCACGGCGGACCTCGGACGCCGCCCCGCGGGAGAAGGCCACCGTCCCGCGGCTGCGCGCCAAGGACCGTCCCCTCGTCAACGACTTTGTTTCCGCCGCGGAGTTCGCGGGCCTGCTGCGAGCCTGGTGTGGGAACATCGGACGCGTGCTGCTGCCGGGGCGCGGGTTCTACCTGTGGGGCGGTTACAGCAACCTCGGCAACTTTCCGCCCGCCCTCCAGGCGGCGGGGCTGTACTTCTCCCAGGCCATCGTGTGGGACAAGCAGCACCCCGTGCTCACCCGCAAGGACTTCATGGGCTGCTTTGAGCTCGCGTTCTATGGCTGGCGGGAAGGGGCCGCTCACCAGTTCTTCGGACCGGACAATGCACCCGACCTCTGGTCCGTCCAAAAGGTTCATCCCCCCAACATGATCCACTTGACCGAAAAGCCGGTGGAACTGGCCCGGCGGGCTCTCGACTACTCCAGCCGGCCCGGCGAACACGTGCTGGATCTGTTCGGGGGGTCGGGAAGCACCCTGATCGCTGCCGAGCAGGGCCGGCGCACGGCGTTCCTGCTGGAAATCGACCCCCTCTATTGCGATGTGATCGTCCAGCGTTACGTGCAGTTTACCGGCCGGAAGGCCGAGCGGGCCGGCCGCTGACCTGGCAGCCCCGGATCTACCACCAGCCAGGACACGTGAGGGACGCAGCATGGCCGACGCGCTACCACCGCTGCCGTGGGAGCAGCAGCCGGGGGAGTCCAGCCGGGCCTTCGGCGCCTTCCGTGTCTACCGCGACCTCGGCCCGCATCGATCTCTGCGGGCCGCCGCCGCGGCCTTCTACGGCCGCGCTGCCACTTCCTTGGAGCGTCAGGTCGACAAGTGGTCCCACGCCTTCCGCTGGGTCGAGCGGGCCACCGCCTGGGATGGCCACCTCGATGCCGAGGCCCGCCAGGCCCAGGAGAAGGCGCGTCGCGACATGGCCGAGCGGCACGCCCAGGAGGCCCGCGGTCTGCAAGCCAAGGCCCTGGAACGCCTGCGTGCCCTGCGTCCCGAGGAGCTGGGGCCGGCCGACGTCCTGCGCTACTTCGTCGAAGCCGCGAAGCTGGAGCGGCTGGCCCTGGGCGAGCCGGAGACCGTCGCCGAGCAGCGCTACGGCCCCGTGGTCTTGCACATCATCGAGGAGGTCGTCGGCCGTCAGGTCCTAGCCCTGACAGATAACCCTGGTAACCCTGTTGAGGAGAACGCCACCCATGACAGCAACATCAGCAGCAGTACCGTCATCCCGAACAATCCGATTGCACGAGACTCAGCAAGCCTTCGTACATAGTGAGGCCGCCTTCCGCGCCTTCTGTGGCGGCATCGGTTCGGGCAAGACCTGGGCCGGGGCCTACGATCTGATCCGGCGTGCCAGAGCGGGCCGTCTGTACCTGGTGATCGCACCGACCTACGCCATGCTCTGCGATGCGACCTTTCGCTCCTTCCTGGAACTGGCCCAGCAGCTGGGCCTCGTCGACTCCGGCGAGGTCAAGCGTTCGGCGCCGCCGTCGCTGCGACTGCGGACCGGGGCCGAAGTGCTGTTCCGCTCCGGCGACGAGCCCGATCGTCTCCGGGGGCCTAACCTCAGTGGCATCTGGCTGGACGAGGCGTCGCTGATGCCGGTGGACGTCTACACCGTGGCCATCGGCCGACTGCGCGAGGCCGGCGAGCAGGGCTGGCTGACGGCAACGTTTACTCCCAAGGGGCGTCAGCATTGGACCTATCAGACCTTCGCCACGGGCCGGCCTGACACGGCCCTCTTCAGCGCCCGGACGATGGACAACCTATTCCTGCCCGCGGGATTTGATGCCCGGGTGCGGCGGCAGTACACGGTCGCGCTGGCCGCCCAGGAGCTGGAGGGGCAGTTTCTCGATCAGGGCGGCGCCTTGTTCCAGCGGCACTGGTTTGGCGTGGTGGACCGGGCACCGGTGCTGACGCGCTGTATTCGTGCGTGGGACCTGGCCGCGACACCCAAGGACGAGACCAAGGCCCAGGACCCCGACTGGACGGCCGGCGTGCTGCTGGGCCGGGACGCGTCCGGCACGTACTATGTGTTGGATGTGCGTCGCTTGCGCGGGACCCCCCAGCAGGTCCAGACGCTGGTGCGGCAGACGGCCGAAAGGGACGGCCGACAGGTGCCCATCTGGATGGAGCAGGAGCCGGGCTCGGCCGGGGTGACCGTGATCGACTACTACCTACGTCTGCTGGCCGGCTTCAGCTTCCACGG